GAGTCGCCATGACAGATCCTCAAAAAAGATGTTTACGGTGTGGGCGTAACCCGTGCGGCTCTGCGTAGCTTTGCCTTAGTCAACATATTAACGGTTAGCAGCAGCTTTCAACCTCTCGTACATATCCCGGTCCGTGCGATACAGGCGGGACTGCTCAGTGAGGTTGTAGCTCTCCTTAGAGAAAGGATTTTTTCCGGGAGGAACATCACTGCCCATGTTGCGTCCTGCAGGCGCACCGCTGCCCTGTGGCTTTGGAGCTTTCTGCATATAGCTCGGCAACGACTTTGCCCACTCACTAATGGGCTTGCGCTCGTAGCCGTTGACAACAACAACAGTGCCATCAGCCTCGCGCTCGATTTGATCCGGCTTCAACAGATCAGCTTTGAATACGATGCTGGGATCATGCACAACATCCGCCAATGCTGTGTTCGCAGGTGCAATCAGCTCAAGCTCGCGGACTCGTGCTTCAAGCTCAGCAATCCGCCTGTCCTTGGCTTCAGAAGCTTCACGAAACTGCTGCTCAAGAGCCTGACGCGCCTCGGTGTACTTGCCTTCTGATTCAAGTTTGTTCTGCTCAACGTTGCGCTTGAACTCAAGCAACTCTTGAACATCAACACCATCAGGGACAGTTTTAGCTTCTTTGAGTTTGCCAATCAACTCATAATTCTTTTTCTCTAAAGCTTGAATGCTGTTCTTGAGTGCATCCAGCTCAGAATTGTTTGGAGCTGCTGGAGACGTAATCTCCTGATTCTGCTCTTCAGACATGAATAACCCGTAAGGTTGATTTCACGACCACTTTACTTTGTCCGCCCAATATGCGGCAGATGTCTTCCCTTTCGCGATGTTTTTTGCGTGGCGTGCCTTGAACGCAGCCCGCTTAGCTTTATCCGCAGCACTCTCACCTTTGCGCGGAGGTTTCGTCTGAGCACCCTGTGCGCCGAACCTAATGAGCCTGTCCTTGCCTTTGTCCTTAATGACAACAGCGTGAGACTTGCCGCTCGAATGATTCGGCGTACGGATGGGCTTGTCATAGCCCGCAAACGTATGGCCACCTCGTTTGATGCTCATTTCCCTTTCTTGCTCATAGCCAGGCGGTGCGCCTTTGTGAAGCTCATCCCCTCACGCATCTTGCGCTTCATAAAGTCCATGTGCGCCTTGGTGTGCCCATGCGCCTCTTGGTGCCGCTTCAAGGCATTTTTTTGGCGGGTCGTCAGCTTCATTTCTTCTTTTTGCGTTTTTTCAACAGATCAGCGTCAGCCTTCCGCGCCCCACCTTTGCCAGAGATAAAGCTGTTGACTCGACCCATAGCCCAAGCTGCCATCGGCACATTGCGCGATCCGCTCGACAGATAAGCACCTTGCCCACGCCGATAGACAGCAGCCAGCTGCCCATACGTGAAACGAGACTTATCGGCCTTTTTTTTGAGCGCGGCCTTTGTTGCCTCGCTTAGTGGTTTTCTTTTTGGTGCCACCTTGTTTGGCCCTCGATGCGGAAACAGCTTTGATGTCGATGAACTCGCCGCGCTTGTAAGCCTCAGCGGTTCGTTTGATCTCACGGGCTTTGGCAGCGCGGTTTTTCGCACCCGAGAGGTACTTCTTAGGCAGACCAGTGGCCTTGTCCTTCGGAACCCGGCGCCGCTTACGAGCCATTACTTCTTTTTGCCCTTCTTTTTCTTTTTCTTGGGCTTACCCATCCCGTAGTGAGCTGGCATCACTCGCCCTCCGAAGGTGCTTCCTTTTTAGCGGACTTTTTCTTGGCCGTCGCTTTGGGCTTGGCCTCAGCGCCCTGCGCCTTGAACTGGTATTTAGATGGAAGTGGCATCGGGGTAACGACGGCTTAACTGTTCCAAAGTTAGCTCCGTCCCGTCCCTAGCCACAAACTTACGAATCGCCTCATCCGGTCCAAAGCGATTCACAAGGCGATCCCAGAACTTCAAACGGCCTGGTCCGAGAACATCCAACTTTGTCGCCTCGTCTTGTTCATTCAGCCATTCGCCGTAGTCCTGCCGAATATCACTCTCGCGCCCGGTTTCACCACGCCAGATGCTCCGCGTTCGTGATCGACAGTTGAAGTGCTGCGGCGGCAGTGGACCCTTCCCCCACTCGTAAATTTTGCCGTCCAATGATCGACAACGGGCAGACGTGCGTGAATCCAACACCGCCGTGTAGCGGTATCGGTTGGTGATCGATGGATTCGCCAGCGCCACAAATCGATCCACCTCCACCGCTATCTGCGTCACCGTTGTGCGAACAATCGCCCGCATCTGGTTATTGGCCCCAGATGTCATCAGACCACCAGCCTGGATGATGCGATTGATCGAGCCGCGCTGATCCTTCCGCAAACTGCCGCGCAGACGCAACGAAATCTGCCGGATCGTCTCACCACTCAACAACCCATTCCGCACCGTCAGCCCAAATAACTCGGCCTGCCGTGTCGCGATCCGCCGCAACGCCTTATCCACCACCTCGCCATTGGGCAGCCGCACCGCACCCCCAGCCGCTAGCTGGCCCACTTGCCGCCCAGCCACTCGCTCCTCCAGGTTGTCGCTCAGCGCCACAACACCCCGAGCCGTCGGATCAGACAAGACAACAGCAGCAGCAAAGCCCGCCAAGATCGGCACACGCCGCACCGGCTCATCCTCACCCTCTGGCACAACTCGGCCCAACTCCTGCTCACTGAAGCGAGCCTGAACCACAGCCAGCTCCTGCATCTCGTCGATCATCAGCGCGGTGCTAAAAGCACCCCACGCCTGCAGTTCGATTTTCAATTCTTGGAGAATCGCCCGGAGCTTTTCAGCCTGATCAGCTCCCGACAAGCCATCAGCAGCAGCCAGCTCATCAATAGCGTCCAGCACCCGATCGTTATATGACTCAATGATTCGGCGGGAAATGCTGTTGCTGTAACGATTGAGTTCAATCGCATTTCGGAACAGTTCGACTAATTCATTCATGCCGGCTTCAACCCCAACTCGTCAGGGGTCTCGACACAAATCAACGAAACATCAGCGCCGGCCTGTAACGCGCACTTGATCACGTCGCGCATCTCTGCCCGCATTGCTTCGTCGTACGAATGAATACAAGTTTCGGTCACTGCAATCACTCGTGTTTTCTCGTACCACGTTGTACGCACAACGGCGTAATTTTCGTTAATCAGGTCGCCCGTTGAGAAAAACAGGAGCTGTTTGTGCTCATCGTCCGACTGCTTCCTGCGTAGCTTGTCGATCCAGCTCATCAGTCGGGCATAGCGTCTTGATCTTCCGGCTCAGCTGATTCCTCCGGCATGGTTTCCCGCGCCTCGGGTTCCGGCTGGTCCATCTCAATCATGCCGCCGTTCTGCGTGCCTTCCAACTCCTCCTCCACGTCGAAGTCGTCGCCCAGCACTTCGCCGGCCTCCAACTGCTCCAACAGCGTGGACTGCGTGATGGTGCCCGCCGTGTAGAGCTGCAGCAGCGCCTGGATCTCATCGGGCTCCAAACGTGCCGCCATGAAGTCACGATTGACAAAGGAGCTGCCGGCCTCAGGAATCTGCAGATAATCAGCGTGATACTGCAGGCAGTTGTCGATCAAGTCCTGCATCTGCTGAGCCACCACCTGCATGGTGGAGTCGCCTTGGCTGCGGTCGATCCGCTTGGATGCCGCCGTTTCGGCTGACAACTTTTGGCCCAAGATTGCGGCCAGACCCAGCTCGTTGATTTGGCTGGCGATTTGATCCAGCCGGCGGAACTGAGCATCGAAGCTCCGGCCTTGGGGCTCGATGTACTCGGCCTTCGCATCTTGCGGGAGGGCCATCGCTTCGCCGGGGCCTGCGCTGATCTCCTCCGCAGATTGCGGGAAGCCATACACCGCGAGCATGGGAACAGCGGAGATATGCAGCTGGTTGTCGAGGTCCGACTGCACCTGGTACGCCTTCAGGTTCAGCTCCGCAATATCAGCCAGCGGCGGGCGTGATTCGAGGATGCCCGTCCGGTTGGCATAGGCCACAGCAAACGGGATGACATCGAGGCTGGTGGTTCCTTCCTCAACCACGCGGTAGTCCCCCTTCTTGTCCTTCTGGTGGATCTCGAACGCGCCAGGGGTCAGCACCCGGACCTGCTCCACCAGCTTCTCGCCGTAGTCGCCCTCAGGCTGCACAACCTTCTCAAACAGTCGCAGCTGGGTCAGCTTCTGCTGCCCGTCGATGATTTCGGACCGCCACCCCAGCACATCAGGCGGCGAATAGATCGACCAATACGGCCGGCCGTTTTCACCCGCAGCCGGTG